TACCCTATTGGGAATCCCTACGAAAGTAGGATAATTTTTTTATATTAGTATATACCTATGATTACATGATACGTTTCTTTACCAAAAACATAGATCAAAAGAAATATACTGATATTATAAACAGAATCATAATGATAAATGCACATGATGGAACTAGTAATAGTGGGTATAAGGCACTTGAAAAGTTTAAAAAAGATTGGACACTTAATATTATCCCTGTAACAGAACAAGAAGACTTTAAAGTATTTTATAACCATCTAGATATTGAAGTTAGTGATGGTATAGCATGGGGAGTAACTGGAAGTAAAGTAATTTACATGTTTATTAATGATGTAAAGAATCCATTTATTATTAGACAGAATATAATGCCATTAGCACATGAATTATTACATGCAATTTATCAAGATAATGTAGGAACATATCATATAACTAGAAAATATGATGCCCCAGAAGGAAGAGCAGGTACTAGAGGAGCAGCAGCAACTGTGATAGTACATGACAACTGGTATGGAAGCAAAGAAACAATAAAAATATGGATAAGATGGGGCATGATTTGGCTACCTATAACAATACCATATATTTCAATCAAAAAATCCAAACAGTTATATCCCATTTAATATATTATATATCATGGGAAATAAAGAGTGTAATAAATGTAAGAAGAAGGGTCTCGGATGGGATATGGAATATAATAAAAAGACAGGAAAGTGGAAATTAGATGATCATAGAAGACAGGATGGCAAATGGTGTAATAAATTATCAAGACAATCACAAGAAGTCAAAATGAAGAAGGGTGATATTGAGAAATGTAAATTATGTAAGGGTAACTCTGGATTTTTATTGACCAAACAAGGTAGGGAAAGACATCCAGAATGGGTATCTGCAACACCAGAAGAACATGCAATGATGTTTCATCCTAATAATGAAATACTAAATGATGATGATTTAATTGTATTAAACCATGATGACAAATTAGCCATGATGAAACAAAGGTATATCGGATAGATTTATATAACCTACAATATATGATGATATATGTTCAGTAAAAAAATAAAAATAGAATTAGAAAAGAAGGATGATATAATCCACTTAGAACCAATTAGTGACATCCATATTGGACACGTTGGATTTGATGAGGATTTATACAAAAAAAGAATCAAATCAATATGTAGAGATAAGAACAGATATACATTCTTTGGTGGTGATGCATTGGATGCTATTACGACATATGATAAAAGATTTAACCCAGACATGTCAATAGAACATGATATAGATAATCAGAGACAGAGATGGCAAGATATGTCCCAAAAACTATTTGATATACATAAGGATCAAAATAATGAAAAGGTATGGGCTTTCTATCATGGTAATCATGACTATAAAATACCACAAATAACCAGATCATACTTAGAAAATACCATGTGTACTCCTAATGGATTGACATTCATGGGAAGCAGAGGTGTAATGGGGTTAGAAATAACTTATAAAAAGAAAATACTATCCCAATGGTCTATACTGTTCATACATGGTAGTGGTGGTGGTAAACCAGAGAGAATGATGGAGCAAATGAAACATAATGCATACTATGACATATTCCTATGTGGACATTTACACCAAAAGAGATACCAACCAGAATTAGTCTATGACTTTGACTGGAGTACAGGTAAAACATGGGAAAGAGATATACATGTGGGTAATACAGGTACATTCTGTAAGACATTAATAGAAGGTACAGACGGATATATGGACAGAAAGAATGAGATAATAGGCTCACAATTAGGGACATTAACTCTATCTTTCAACGCTGAGGAGGGCAAGATAATTGGTCATATCTAGAGCAATAAGACCAAAAAAGAACACCCTTAAAAGTGTTGTAGAAGTAGGCACTAGATATAAAAAAGTATCTACTAGAGACAAACTGTTAAAAATCTTGGAAAAACACAAGAACGGTTTAATATTAACTGATCTCGCATTTGAAGCAAATGTTAGGAGTTGTGGTAATGTATCTCAAGTATTACAATTCTTACTTAGATCAAAAGAGGTTATAAAGGAATCATGTCCTCACTGTAATCACACAGAGTTATATAAATTAAATATATAACGGATATATATTCAGATAGGTTTATAACACCTGTAACCCATTACCTTTTATGTTTATCAATATTTGTTGGACAAAAGACGGTCAAACTAAAAAAGCATTAATGGAAATTAGTAAAGCCTCACATATGGTTCAAGAACTAGAAAACCAAGGAATTAAAACTTGGTTACAACAAGAACAAACAGTATAAAAAATTATACCCCCAATTTTCTTTTTTTTCATCAACATTTATATTCACCAAATTTCATATAGAAATATGAATTTTAATTCAACAATAAAAACAATATCAATAAGCAGTGAAGCAAGAAAAGTGTATGAGAAATTAGAAGTAATAAGACCAAATCATATTTCTTTTAGTTTAATGTTAGCGATAGCAGCAGATGAATATACAAAGAGTCATAAAAAAGGAGTAATTAGATTAGATGATTTTTCTCCAACAGAAGACAGTATTATAACACCAAACATATCATCTGGAATAGACACTTGGATAGGATTCATTACATCGATAGGTGTTGAAGAGTTTAAAGAAGTGCAACAAAAACTTACACGCATACAAAACATAGTGGATGAGAGAAATGGTAACAACGTATACTGACTCTGCAATATTAGACCAGTTCTATAACATATCAGGGACTGGTATATTACAAGGCAGTAAATATCATGGGATTCTAAATTCTCTTACACCATTCAGTACATTCACATTAAATGTAATGGATGATAAAATATATGAGTTCTTTATACTAAAGAAAAATGAATTTAAAGCAGTGATAAAGGAATGTGTATTAAGGTATTTGGAAGTGAAACATGCTGACTATGAAGATGTAAGAAACTCATTCAGAAATCTCAAGATTAATCTGGTAACAGATAATACCATACCAATGCATCATCTAAATGCAAGGGAACATGAACAGACAGTTATAACATTTGATTGTGAGGTAATAGCAGTTGAGAAAGAAAAGACTTATGTTAAGAAATGCACAGGACAATGTCCTCTATGTTTTAGAGACACAGAAGTCAAATGTACGTTCGAAAGAGATCTTAAGAATCTAATATGTGATAACATTAAATGTAAAAGACATACATTAAAGGTTAAAAAAGAAGGACTTGTAACAGATAATATACAATATATATACCTTCAACAACAATTATCTGATGCAAAGAACAGTACTCCAGTTACATTTAGGGCAGTATTAATAGATGACATGTCAGGCACAATATATGTGGGTCAAAAGAAAAGAATAACAGGTATGTATAAATCAGTTATTGATCAAACTAAACCAGAGAACCTTAACAACATAGTCATAGAAGTAATGTCTGCACAGGATCTGGAACAGAGAAATGATGATTGTTTAACTGATGAAGAGATACAAAAACTAAAGAATGATTCCAAAGATCAGGACTTTACATATAGATTGACAACAAGTTTTGCTCCACTAATCATGGGATATGAAGACATAAAGTTCTCCATTCTGTTGATGTTGGCAGGAGGATACTCTAAAGTAAAGAGAAATGATATTAACTTACTACTAGTGGGCGATCCATCTCTAGCAAAGTCAGAATTACTCAAAGAATGTTCTAAAGTATCAAGTAAATCCATGTACACCTCAGGAAGAGGAGCAAGTGCAGCAGGACTTACAATAGGTCTAGTTAAAATGGAGAATGGTACTCAAGTAGCACAGGCAGGAGTCCTACCACTATGTAATGATGGTCATGCATGTATAGACGAGTTTGACAAGATGAGTACTGATGACAGAAGTGCAATGCACGAAGGTATGGAACAACAGACAGTATCCATAGCAAAGGCAGGGTTTAGAATGACATTACCAGCTAAGACAAGCATCTTGGCAGCAGCCAACCCAAAATATGGTAAATATGATTCTGATTCATCTCTTATAGATAATGTAAATATACCAGTCCCACTAGTATCAAGGTTTGATATGATATGGTTAATAAAAGACAAGGTAGATGTTAAAGAGGATAGAGCCAAGGCAGAGTTCATACTTGACACATTCACAGGAGATGATAAATCAAATTCTGTATATTTGAATCGAGATCAACTGACATCATATCTTAATCATGTACGTTCTATAAAACCTGTATTGACAACAGATGTTAAAAATAAAATGGTAGAAATATATCAAACTATGAGAGCATTATCTACAGAGAAGGACTCACTTGGTGTGGGAATTCGTCAACTCGAAGCATTGGCTAGACTTGCGACAGCACATGCCAAACTTTTATTCAAAGATAAAGTGGAGATCAGTGATATATTAGCAGTAGAGAAACTAATGAAACGAATGTTCACCTCACTTGGTGTCGACACTGATAAAGAATTCAGTCAAGCAACATTGGTAAGAACCACTAAAGAAAGTAAAGACCAAGTCGCAAACAGAGTGTGGGGAGAATGTGCAGACGATCAAAAACATGTTAGTCTACACAAGTTCACAGAGAAACTTATAGAGACAGGAAAGTACTCAGAGATAGAAGTTGATAAACTTGTTGGACAATGGGAAAAGAATAATCATATAATGATGGTTGGGACAAAATGGAAGAAGACATAGATACCAACACTCTTATAGGAGATAATACTATTGACACTATGAGTGAAATTATAGAAGAAATTATAGAAGAACCAATAGAAGAAGAGATTGAACCTGTTAATCTTGAAGTGGATCAACTTGAAGGTGTAGGGGCAGTTACTAAAAAGAAACTTGAAGCATTTGGTATTAAAAATCTAATAGACATATGTGTAAGAGGTGGACAAGAGGTGTCAGAAATAACAGGTGTTGATAAAACCAAAGCAAACAACTGGGTATTTAATTCACAAAAGATACTTGAAGATAATAAACTAGTAAGAAAGACTGACATGGATATTATGGAACTCTTAGATTATCAAGAGAAACAGCCACGACTTGCTTCTAAATGTGAAGCAGTAGATGGATTATTCAACGGTGGACTTGTATCAGAATCAGTATATGAAGTGTATGGTGAATTCGGATGTGGTAAGACACAATTCTGTCTATCATTAACAGCAGAGGCTATAGCACAAGGTCAGGATGTTGTATGGGTTGATTGTGAAGATACATTCAAACCAAGAAGACTTCGAGAGATTCTAATAGCAAGAGAATTAGCAACAGAAGAAAATGTTAATGAAATGCTGCAACATGTAAGGTATTTCTACACACCTAACACAGAACAATTACTTGGAACAATAGATTCTCTATCACAACTCATGCAAGAGTTAGATGTTAGATTACTAGTAATTGACGGTTCAATAGGACAATTCCGTGAAGAATACTTGGGTAGAGGACACTTGTCTGTAAGACAGAATCAGATAGCAAGACTCATGACACATATCAAGAACATCTCGTTCTACTTTAGATGTGTTGTACTATTCACAAACCAAGTACAATCAGATCCAAGTGTGATGTTTG